GCGGCGGCCAGCAGGTACTGCCCGCCAATAGACTTGGTTGCACCGCTCTCCCAAGAGAGAACGAGGGGCCTGGAGCAGCCGATTTCATTGGCCGCAGCTTGAACGGTGAGGCCGGCGCGGGTACGGGCGGCCTTGAATCGGGAAGCCATAGAGTTCGTGTCCATGTCAGCAAGCTTACATGCACTTGCTGTCAGAGTGTTGACAGAATCTGTCAGCGCGCTATCCTCCCCAACATGCTCACCAAAACCGACGCCATCGCCATTTTCGGCTCAGTGAAGGCCCTGCAGGAAGCCCTGGGCCTCAAGAGCCACGCGACCATCTCCATGTGGCCAACGGATCGGAGCATCCCGCGCGTCCACGAACTCGAAATCCGATACCGGCTGCGCCCCGAGGCATTTGACGCTGAGGGGAACCTTGCCGTTAGCAAAAGCCAGTAAACCGGCTTTGCCCCAGCCGAAGGAACGGTTCGGGCGCAATGAAGGATGAGCGTACATCCCGCACGCGGTAGTGGCCGTGTGGGTGTCTGGCGCGAGAACCCATCGTCCAGATACGACGAAGCCCCCGCTGTCGGCCAGACATGTGCGGAGGCTTCGTTGAGACCGAGGCCACTATGCCATCTCAAGACACAAGCATCAACTCAGCCGGCGAACCGGCTGCACTCGTTCGTATTGAACGGAGCAATGGCGTTGTATTCGCCATCTTCACCGATCCCAATCACCCAGGGTTTGAGTACGACCCCAGCATTCACAGCGCGCAGCAAGCGCAGGAAATCGCGCGACATGTCGCTGATAAGCGATGGATCACGCCGGCGCACTTGCAGCAGTTCGCAGCACTGATGCGCGAAGAGTTCGGCGATGGAGCCTGCAATGACTGAGGCAGCCGAAGCGCGCCAGCCCAAGGGCCGGTATCGCAAGGTGGAGGTGAAAATGTGGGGTGACGAGAAGTTCCGCCGCCTCACGCCCATGCCACCTTGCGGCCAAGGTCTGTGGCTGTATCTCATCACTGGGCCCCACACAGGCCCAATCCCCGGACTATTCCGAGCCGGCCGCGCCGCCCTGGCTGAGGAGCTTGGGTGGGACATTGAAGGCTTTAACAAAGCCTTTGGCGAAGCCTATTCGGTAGGCATGGTTAAAGCAGACTTCCAATCCCGTGTTGTGTGGGTTCCGAAGGCTATTACCCACAACCGCCCTGAGTCACCCAACGTCGTCCGCAGTTGGGGAACTGAATTCAATATGATCCCTGAGTGTGGCCTCAAGTCAGAGGCTCTAGATCACCTGAGAGCCTTTGTTTGCGGGCTTGGTGAGGGTTTCGCAAAGGCTTTTAACGAGACTTTCGGGAAGCCTTTGCCGAAGGCTTCCGGAAAGGCTATGCCTAATCAGGAGCAGGAGCAGCAGCAGGAACAGGATCAGGAAGAAGAGGAACCCACTGTCGTGGGTTTGTCGTCAGCCAGCGGCGATGCCGCGACTGGCGACGTGACCGTGGGCGGTGATCTTCTTGGAGACTCTGGCAAGCCGACGCGCAAGAAGGACGGCCCGCCTCCGTGCCCGCATCTGGAAATCGTTGACCTGTTCCACGAGGTTCTGCCGGAGCTTCCGGAGGTCCGTATCTGGGAAGGCACAAGGAGGAACAAGCTGGCCGCGCGTTGGAAGTCGGACACTGCGCGGCAAAACGTCGAGTGGTGGCGTGAGTTCTTCCTGACCGTCCGCAAAAGCGAATGGCTCATGGGGAAGATCAGCGGCCGCGACGGTACGCCGTTCAAGTGCACCCTTGAGTGGCTTGTCAGCCCAGATAACTTCGCCAAGGTTATTGAGGACCACTACACGCGAGGGGGCATCCGATGAGCCGCCGCACAGAGGTTCAGCTCTATAGCCTCGAGGCGGAGCAGGTTGTTCTGGCAGGGCTGATGCTCGCCAATGACACGCTTTCGGCGGTTCAGGACTGGCTTGCGCCTGAGGATTTCTGGGGCGCCGACCACGCTGCTATCTACGCTGGAATTGTGGCGCTCAGCCTCGCAGGTCAACCTGCGGACGGCGTGACCGTAGGGGAGTGGCTGCACAACCAGGGTGGGGAAGACGCCAATCATCGAGCAAGCCTTGCTATCGATATTGCTGGGAGTGCCTACACGGCTGCAAATGTAATCCCACACGCGGAAATCATCGCGAGCCATTCGCGTCGGCGCCGGCTCGCTGACATGCTCGGCCGTGCACACGATGCTGCGCTCCACAAGCGGGAAGTCTCCACCGAGGAAATCATGTCTCGCGTTTCGGCGCTGGCTTCCGAACTGGCTCCGGTTAACGCTGGCGGGCTGGTCCCCTATCGAAACTACGTCGCCAGGTTCAAGGATGACCTGATCGCCCGTCACCGAGACGGGAAGCCAGTCGGGCTGCCTACTCCATGGTCAGACCTCAACAAGAAGATCGGCGGGTTCCGGGACGGCGAGGTCTACGTACTTGCGGCGCGTTCAAACATGGGCAAATCAACGCTCGCGTTCCAGATTTCACGCTTCAACGGCCTGCGCAACGAGCATACCGCTGTGTTCTCGATGGAGATGGTTGGCGAAAGTGCAGTTGCACGTGACGTGTCCGCGCTCGGGAAGATCCCTCTCGGCTGGGTGGTTGGCATGGAGAGCGAGTTCAGTGCAGAGGACAGCGATATCTACTGGTCTCGTACCACGCCCGCAATGCAGAAGCTCATGGACGCATCCATTGTGTTCGATGACGCTCCGCAGCTATCTGCCCAGCAGATCATCGCGCGGGCAAAGCGGGCTCACGCAAAGAAGCGCCTCCGACTGGTGGTGATTGACCATCTGCATGAGATGGCCCTCCCAGGCAAGCAGGGTGAAGTGATCGAGCGAGGGCAGGCAATTCGTGACGTGAAGGGTCTAGCCAAGCAGCTTGGTTGCCCGGTGGTGATCCTGGCGCAGCTCAATCGAGACGCCGCCAACGGCCGCCCTCCCGAGATTAAGGACATTCGCGGATCCGGCGGGATCGAGGAAGCTGCAGACATGATCCTGTTCGTGCATCGGCCCGATTACTACAACCCCGAGGATCAGCCCGGTGTGGTGCAGATCATCATCGGCAAGGGGCGAAACGTTAGGACTGGCGATGTCATCAACCTGCATGCTGAGTTCCAGTATCAGCGTGCCGTTGACTGGGACGACCCGGAGTATGAGTTTGTACCACCGCCGCGCCCTGCTGCCGCGCCAGAAAGCAAGTCGGCTCCATTGGCGCCGCGAATTGGCAGGCGCCAGTCCGGCTATGGCCGTGGGGGTAGGAATGAGTGACGTCATCCCCACCGCTCCGCAGGCCCTGCGGCACCACGCAGCCACCTTGGAGGAGCAAGCCGCGCGGTATGACCGCCTCCTGTGGAGGCGTGGGGGTGAGCGCTCCACGATGGCCACGTCGTTGAGGCTGGCCGCGTCTCTGGCCAGACAGCAAGCCCACAAGCTGGAACGCCTGATGGAACAGATCGAGGAGGACGGTAATGCGTGACTGGAATCCGAGCCTTACCGATCATCGCGTGTTAGTTCAGACCGCGCTGACAGACGACCACAAGGTGATCCAAACGATTGACATGGCGGGGGAACTCTCTCGCCGCGTCGCCAACGTGGCCGCTGCGCAGATGGAGACCGCCTTCCGGGAGCAGCTGATGCGCCTGGGCTGGACGCCACCGGCAGATGGGAGGACCAGCGATGGCCAGTAAGCGAGGAGAGACCGCCGCGCGCGCCGACCGCCGCCTGCGAGCCTGCAGCAGAGCCGCCAGAGGAACGTGGGTGGACGTTGTCGACCTTCTCAAGGGCCAAGGGCAACGGGGCGTGGTCTGTGCGCCTCTCAGTGCGATTGCGGAGGCCGTGAGCGCACCCGTGGGGTTGGTGGTGGAGTTGGCATCGGCTGGAGTCCTCTGCGGATCCGACAACCAGGGCGCCACGTTCTTCTGGGCAGCCACTCACGCCGGCATGCGTGGCGATCCGGTGACGCTGGTGGATGTAGCAGACGGACCCTGCTGGTACTGCCCTGCATTGGTGGTTGACGATCACTCACGCAGGATGAAGTCCAGAGCCAGCCAACGCTGGTGCGCGGCGATGAAAGGGCACAAGGGATTCGGCGCACCATTCGCGAGCAATGGTGATGCTCAGCCCAATGAGCGCAAGGCCGTGACTGATCCAGAGGCCGGTGCGCGCGTATGCCTGGAGATGCGCAAGGCGGGTGTTCGGGGATCAGACCCTAAGCACCCGTCGTTGCTGGCTGCCATCGCAGAGGGCGGAACGCTGCCCATGTTCACAGCAGCCGCCAAGCAGGCCGCACGAAACGGCAAGGGGTTCGTTTGGGCTGTGGTGCAGGTGAGAGCCGAATTGGAGGGCGCAAGGCGGTCTGCCTCGCGTGCGCGCGCGTTTGTCGCCGAGACGCCCGAGTGATTCCGTGCGGTACATATGGGGGTGCGTATGGTGAGGGCTGATGCGCCTGAGGGGCGAATCGATTGGTTCCGACTGCTGGACGACTTGGCGCGCGCGGGCGTGCCAGTGAGTTCCGTGGCGATGCACACACGGGCGCCGCGCTCGACCATCCTGGGATGGAAGCAGGGCGCCGAACCGAAGCATAGGGACGGGGAGCTACTGCTCGACCTGTGGATTGCGAAGACTGGGCAGAGCCGGCACGAGGCGCCACGGACATGAGGGAATGGGGTAGCGAATCGCTACCCCCATCGAACCGTCCCCCACAAGGCAGACGGTTGCGATAGCTCATTGATTTCAAAGCACTGCTGAAAATTGTGCAGTGTCATCGCGATGGCGGGGCGGTCCCCAGTGGAGATTGCCTGCGCCGCAGGTAAAGCGATCAAGCCTCGCAGATAGTCGGGAATCCGCACGGGGCGGTGCGCAGACTGGCCGCACATCCTCAGTGCTGGAGCCAACCATGCCCGCGCCCGAACTCAAGCCCCGCGTCCCCGGCGAGTCCATCGCCCCGCCCGATACCGTGACCGACGCCGCCGCTGCGACCACCGATGCCGGCGTCACTGCCGCCGACGAAGCGCTGCGAGCAGAACTGACCGCCATCGCCTCGCTCAACGTGCCGGATGTGGTGGACGCGCTGCCGACGATGAACCATGACGAGCTGCTTCTGCTGCACGCCATCGAGACTGACGGCAAGAAGCGTGTGAGCGTCCTGGCGGCCATCGATGAAGCCCTCGCGGCTGCGGGCAGCGACAGCGCGACCGAGAGTGCCAGCGCGCCGGCTGATAGCCATGGCGATGCGGACGCCGTTGCTGAGCCTGTTCGAGTCGACACGCAGCCCCGTGCAGTGCTGACCGAGGCGGGTTGGGTTGTGCCCGAACCCAAGCCGAACCAGATCCCGAGGGGCTAAGCCATGTGCGGGAGCAAGGCCAAGATCCTGGACCCCGCCGGCCTGCTGACTGGCAAGAACGCCAAGTACGCGGACCCGCTGGGCATCACCAAGACAGCAATCGGCGACCCGACTGGCGACCTGCGCAAGGAGCGTTCGCGCATCGCTGCTGAGAAGGAGGCCGAGCGGCTGGCAGCGGAGGACGCCAAGAACGTCCTACCGAAAGCCCAGGCCGCCGCCGCGCGTGCCGCCAGTGAAGCCACTGCCCAATCCCTCAACGAACGCCTCAAGCGCCGCCGCAGCTCCTTCGCGGTAAGCCTGATGGGCCAGGGCGCCACCCCATCGTCGCTGCTGGCCAGCGGAAATAGGAGCTGACCTCATGTGTGGATCGAAGAAGCAGCCAAAGGTGGTCGAGCGCGACTTGGTGGCAGAGCAGCGAGCCGCTGAGGCGACCGCTGCATCTGAGGCGAACCTCGCGCTCGCCTCGCGTCGCCGCCGCCGCCGGGATAGTAGCTTGCTCACCCTCGGCGCCGATGGCCTGACAACTGGCAGCGCCCCCTCGCTGCTGGCCAGCGCCCAGGGCCGCACAACCCTCGGGGGCATGTGATGAGCGCCGAGAACGCTGCCCGAATCTGCAAGCGGCTGAGCGACCTCAAGGGCAAGCGCCAGGTGCATGAGCAGGTCTGGCGCGACTGCTTCGAGTTGACGTTCCCGCTGCGGGCGCATGGGTTCAATGGCAACGTTGTTGATGCCCAGCAGGCACAGAACCAGAAGGCGCGGATACAGGACTCGACCGGCACCCAGGCAAGCCAGGTGCTGGCGTCCTCGATCATGTCCGGCCTGACCCCGGCCAACTCCCGTTGGTTTGAGCTGGACGTGGACGGCGAGACTCCGGACGACAAGCGCTATCTCGACAACGCGGCAGAGACCATCTGGCTCAACATCCATCAATCCAACTTCGACGCAGAGGGTTATGAGGCGTGCCTCGACACCGTCGCGGCAGGGTGGTTCGCCCTTTATGTGGATGAGGATCGTGAGCGCGGAGGCTACTCCTTCGAGCAGTGGCCTATCGCTGGCGTCTACATCACGAGCAGCCGACGCGACGGGTTGGTGGATACCTGCTATCGCGAGCACTCCATGCCCGCCAGGACCGCCGCCGAGACATTCGGATTGGAGAACCTGAGCGAGGGCACGCAGAAGCTCGCGCGAGAGAAGCCGGACGAGCTGGTCTCGTTCATCCACGCCATTGAGCCGCGCACGCCATACGTGGTGGGCGCCAGGATGGCCAAGAATCTCCCGTTCGCTTCCTACGTGGTCGAGTCGAAGGGCAAGCAGCTTGTGCGGGAATCGGGCTATCACGAGTTCCCGGTTATCGCACCGCGCTGGCAGCGGATCCCGGACACGAGCTATGGCGTGGGCCCGGTGTTCGATGCGCTTCCCGATATCCGCGTACTAAACGAACTCAAGGCCCTGCAGCTCGCATCGGCAGACGTTGCTGTGGGCGGCATGTGGGTCGCTGAGGATGACGGCGTGTTCAACCCGCGCACGGCCAAGCTGGGCGCGCGCAAGATCCTGATCGCCAGCAGTACCGACGCCATCAAGCCCCTCCAGACGGGGGCGAACTTCCAGCTCGCTGACTTCATGGTCAACGATCTCAAGGCATCGATCCGCAAAATTCTGATGGCGGACCAGCTCCAGCCGCAGGACGGACCGGCGATGACGGCCACCGAAGTGCATGTTCGCGTGGAGATGATTCGCCAGCTGCTGGGCCCGATCTACGGCCGCCTGCAGGCTGAGTACCTGCGCCCGTTGATCGAGCGGTGCTTTGGCATCGCATACCGCGCCGGCATCCTTGGCGAGCCGCCTGAGTCGCTGGCTGGCCGGGACTACTCGGTCCGATACGTATCGCCGATGGCGCGCGCCCAGCGCTTGGAAGAGGTCACAGCAACCCAGCGCCTATACGAAACCGCCGGCCTCATTTCCCAGGCCAAGGGCGGTGACATGGCCATCTTTGATCGGCTCAACGATGACGCGGCGCTTGAGATCGCGGCAGACGGCTTGGGCGTACCGAGCAAGGTCATGCTCAGCGACACCGAGATGCAGGCCAAGCTGGATGCGCGCACGCAGGCAGCTGAGCAGGCCAAGCAGCAGCAGATGGGCGAGCAGGCCATCGCTATGTCCGCCCAGGCACAGACCCAACAGGCGGCAGCCGCATGAGCGAAAGAGCAACCCAGGTGACGCCGGAAATGTACGCCCGCGTCTTTGAGAACCATGCGGAGGGCGCCTTGATCCTTGAGGACTTGGTGAAGAAGTTCCACCGGCCGGCGCAACTTTCGGGCGGGATTGATGCCGTCCTCAACACCTTCCACCGCGAGGGAGCGCGCTCCGTCGTGGATCACATTGTCAGGCAGTGCAACCTTGCGAATGGAGTAGACAGCGATGAGTGATACCAGCAACCAGAACAACGGCGGTCAGGGTGGAGGCGACGGTGGCCAGGGCGATCAGGGCGGTGCCCCGTCGCTGCTGAACCAGGGCGCCGGAAATGATTGGCTGCCCGAGAAGTTCCGCACGGTGAAGGAGGGCGGCAGTGACCTGGACCTTGAGGCATCGTCCCGGAAGCTGGCTGCCAGCTATGCCGAGTTGGAGAAGTCTCGTCCAGTGGGCACGGTTCCGAAGACGGCAGAGGAATACGTGATCGATGGCATGCCTGATGGCGTCAACGTCGATGAGGTCAAGTCTGATCCCCTGTTCAAGGGCATTCTCGGCCGCGCCCATGAGGCAGGCATCCCGCAGGAGCATGTGAACTTCTTCCTCAAGGAATACTTCGGATTCGCGCCGGACCTGTTGGCAGGCAACACTGCGATCAGCCAGGAGGAGGCCCGCGCGGAGCTGGGCAAGGTTTGGGGCGACGACCAGGCCCTGCAGAAGAACCTGGGCCAAGCGATGCGCGCAGTGAAGGCATTCGCCGCCGAGGGCGATGGCGCTGGCAGCCTGCAGCGCCTGCAGGAGAAGTACGGAGACGATCCGGACTTCCTGCGCTTCGCGGCTGCCGTTGGTGCCGAACTGAACGAGGACACCCCGATCAATGGCAATGCGGTCGCCACCCAGGACTGGGAAGGCAAGATCGCCGCCATCAAGGCCGATCCGGCGTACATGGACGGTAAGCACCCGCAGCACGATCAGAAGGTGCGCGAGCTGTCCGACCTGTACCAGCGGCGCTATGGCGCCAACTCGCGCCAGCTCGGCGCGGCAGCAGTTCGCTAAGGAGCAACGACTATGAGAACCATGGCTGCAAAAGAGACGGCAGAGGCCGAGGTGATCCAGGAGTTCTACTTCACAGCGGCCGAGGGTGCTCACGGGCACGACCACATCACCTGGAGAGCACATGCAGACGCGGTTGGTGGGGGCAATAACTCTCCACTTCACCGGATTTTCGTCTGCGTTCTGCTGCTGAGAGACGGTAGTACCGTGACACAGTCGGCGACTTTCATGGTGGCGGATCAGTTCGATGCGGTGCGCGGTCGCGGGTACGCTCGAGCGGCGGCAATTGAAAGTCTGCGCAAGCTGCTGTGGGCGAAGGCCGAACAGGCTGACGGTGCGGTAGTGCTGGGCGCGCACGCGCTGGGCATGGCACCCACGGAGATTCGCCTGTGATTCGGGTAAGGATCGCTGGCCGAATGTCCCCCGAAGGGGCTGAGCGTGTCGCAATGCTCAGGGCCAAGGCATGGCGCGTTGCTGCTTGGGCCTTCTTCATCGTCGGCATCTCGATGCTGCTGGATGCCATCCGCTGGTGGTGATGGACCACCGATAGCCGACAAGAGCCCCGCCAAGTGCGGGGCTTTTTCGTTCCCGCAAATAGTCGGGAACCCGTCTGGGCATCCCTTCAAAACTGCGTGCATCTGGCCCGAGGTGGCTCTCGGATAACCAGCTCTGCCCGCGCACGTTGCCACGCGAACCGCACGGCCCCGCAAGGGATAACCGAGCAGGCACGAACACCCCATCCACAACTTCGGAGTCTCCATGAGCCAGTTCATTACCGAAGCGTTCGTGCAGCAGTTCGCAGACAACTTCAAGCACGTCGCCCAGCAGACCGAATCGCGCTTTCAGAGTGCGGTGACCCTCGAACCCAACATCGTCGGCATGTCCAAGTCGGTGAACCGGCTGGGCCAGCGTACCGCTCAGCGCCGTCTGGTGCGCCACGCTGATACCCCGATCAACGATCAGGCACATTCCACCCGCTTCATCGACCTGTTCGACTGGGAAGATGGCGACATGATCGATGACCTGGACAAGGTCCGCATGCTGGTCGACCCGACCAGCGACTACGTCAAGGCCATGGTCAACGCCATGAACCGCACCAAGGATGACGTTGTCATCGCGGCGTTGGGCGGCAACTCGCGCAGCACCACGAGCACCATTGCGCTGCCGGCCTCGCAGAAGATCGCGGTCAACGCTACCGGCCTCAGCAAGGCGAAGATCATCCAGGCGAAGACCATCTTCCGTCGCAACGAGGCTGACGCCATCGGCGGTGAGGAACTGTTCATGGCCTACAGCGCTCAGGCCGCCGCCGACATTCTGGCCGACACCCAGCTGACCTCGGCGGACTTCATGGCCGCCAAGTTCCTGGAGACCGGCGACGTGGTCGGCAAGTGGATGGGCTTCACCTGGATCCCGTCCGAGCGCCTTCCGAAGGTGGGCAACACGCGCTCCCTGTTCGCCTGGGCCAAGTCTGGTGTTGCCCTCGGTATCGGCAAGGACACCACCACGCGAGTTGGCGAGGATCCGGGCAAGGGCTTCAACGTCCGCGTTTACGCCAAGCAGGCCATCGGCGCGACCCGCGTCGAGGAAGAGAAGGTTGTCCAGATCGACGTGCAGGAAACCTGATCGGCCGGGCGGTAGCCACGGTTACCGCCCACCTACCCACACCATCAAGAGGTATTCATCATGGCAGTAGTCACCAAGGGTAGCGCCGCGATCACCGCCCGCGATTCCGCTCCCACTCTCGGCGCCTCGCAGCTCGCTTCCACGAAGGTCGCAACCGGCCGCGTCAAAGAATCCATCGGCGTGGTTGCCGTGGCCAACGGCGACAGCACCGCCAGCGTGCTGCGCTTCTTCTCCGTCATGTCGGGCTGGCGTGTCGGCTCGGTGCTGGCCTCCTGCAGCGCGATCACCGGTGCAGCGGCGGATATCGGCCTCTACGACATTCCGACCCGCAACGCCGGCGCGGTTGTCGATGCCGACTTCTTCGCCTCGGCGCAGGATCTTTCCGCCGCCCTGGACGGCACCAACGTCCTGCGTGAATCGGGCCTCATCACCGTGGACAAGCTGGAATGGCCGCTGTGGCGCCTGCTGGGCCTGCCGTCGGATCCGGGCGTTTGGTACGACGTGGCCGCAACCCTGACCGCAGGTGCGACCGCCGCCGGCAACGTGGCGCTCAAGGGCCACTTCATCGACGGTAACTGATCGATACGGGGATTCCCATATCGCATGTAACACCCGCCGGGGGCCGCGCGCCCCCGGTGTTCTAAGAGGCCAGCCGCGATGACGGAAACCGCGAACGCAGTAACCATCTGTTCTAACGCGCTGCTCTCACTGGGCGCTCAGCCTATCTCCAGCTTTGATGAGGCTGGTGGCGCGGCGCAGCTGGACAGGGCCAAGCTTGCCGCTGGCCTGTACCCGCAGGTCCGCAAGGCGGTACTGCGCAGCCATCCGTGGAACTGCGCGATCAGGCGCGTGCAGCTCTCCCCCGACGCCCAGGCGCCGGAGTTTGGCTATGCCCATCGCTTCCTGCTCCCCGGCGACTGGCTGCGCACCCTGGCGGTTGGCAACCCGGAAAGGAATGAGCGCATCGATTTCCGCGCGGAAGGGCGCTACCTGCTGAGCGATGCCGTTGTCTTCCCGCTGACCTACATCGCAGACGTGGACGAACACCAGTGGGATTCCCTGTTGGTCGATGCGATGACAGCAACGATGGCCGTCCGCATGGCGTATCCCATCACCAAGTCGGCGGCGATGATCGAGACCAAGACCGCTGAGCTGCGCGCGGTGATGCAGCAGGCCAGGTCGGTCGATGGGCAGGACGAGCCGCCGGAGACGCTGGGCGACTTCCCATTGATGCTGGCGCGGCTCGGTGGCGCCAGTGGTTGGGGGTGGTCGCGGTGAAATTCGATTCCATCAAGACCAACTTCACTGGCGGCGAGATGAGCCCGCGCCTGTATGGTCGGACCGATATCGACCGCTACCAGAACGGCGCGAAGCTGCTGGAGAACGTGTTCGTGCTGGTACAGGGCGGCGTCATCGGCCGCTATGGGCTGCGCTTCACTCAGCCGGCCAAGCACGGCGACAAGCATGCGGTCCTGATCCCATACGTGTTCAACCGCGATCAGGCGTACATGCTGGAAGTTGGTGACGCATACCTGCGCGTCTACCTGCAGAACGGCGCCCAGGTGCAGCGCGAGGTGAGCCCAGGAGTGTTTGCGCCATTCGAGATCCAGACCGACTACGCGGAGGCAGACCTCGACTCTATCGATTACGTCCAGAGCGCGGACACCATGTTCCTGTTCCACGACAAGTACCCGATCCGGCGCTTGCGCCGATTCGGTGACGCCGCCTGGGTGCTGGAGGACGTTCCCTGGGTGACCATCCCGTCTGCCGAGGTTGGGACTCGACCAGCAGCTAGCATGACGCTTGATAGCGCGGCGCTTGGCCCTGGCCGAACGATCACCGCCAGCGCTGCGGCATTCATGCCGTCGGACGTGGGTCGGGAGATTGAAACAGACGGGGGCGTTGCCATGGTCACGGCCTACGCAAGCGCCACCTCAGTGACGGTCGACGTTCTTACCCCATTCCCTTCGCTGACGATCCCCGCCGGGGAATGGGTCATCACTGGCAGCCCATTCACAACTCTCACGCCTTCGTGGTCGGGTGGCACAGGCAACGAGCAGCCAGCGGTGGGTGCAGTAATCACGCTGACGCTAGCAATTGGTGGTTGGCGCGCGGACGACGTAGGCAAGTGGGTGGACCTCAATGCCGGCCTTGTGCAGATCACCGCTGTGACCTCATCGACCGTGGCCACCGGAGAGTTGCGAAAGGCAATGTCAGCAGTGGTCGCCGTGCCAGCCCTGGCGTGGGTGCTGATGGGCGATGCCTGGGGCGGCGCAAACGGATACCCGAGGACCGGAACCTTCTACGAACAGAGGTTGTGGACCGGCGGGTCACGTCAGTTCCCGCTCACCATGTGGGGTTCACGCATCGGTGAATACCTGAACTTTGAGCTTGGCTCGGAATCTGACGACGCCATCTCTCTGTCCGCCGCCAGCGAGAATCAGGATGCGATCACGCACCTTACCGCCCTTGGCTCGCTGATCGCACTCAGTGCTGGCGGCGCCGTGACGGCACGAGGAACCGATGACTCGGCCATTGCTCCGAACGCCAAGAACAAGGTCAAGGCGCAGCCCAACTTCGGCTGCAGCAGGGTATCGCCAGAGCGCATCGGCAACGAGCTGATGTATGTCCAGCGCGGCGCTACGAAGATCCGCGCCTTGTCTGCGGATCGGGTGGATGCCGACCAGTTCGCAGCTCCAGATATCACGGTCCTGTCTGAGCACCTTGTCGCGGCAGGGATCACGGGTTTGGCGTATCAGTCCGAACCTGAGCCATTCCTGTTCGCCACCACGGCGGATGGCCGCATGGCGGTTTGCACCTTCGACAGGGATCAGGACGTGATCGCCTGGACGGGGCAGAAGACGGAAGGGAAGTTCGATGCAGTGGCAGTGCTGCCCACCGAGACCAGCTCCCAGGTGTGGGTGATCGTCGCCCGTGAGGTCAACGGCCAGCAAGTCCGCTACGTGGAGCGTTTTGACCCGGACTTGTGCACCGATAGCGCGATCACTGGCAACAACCCCGCAGGCGCTGCGACCTGGGATGGCCTCACGCACCTTGAGGGGATGACAGTGAAGGTCAAGGCCGATGGCGTGGAGCTGCTGGATCGCGTTGTCTCGGGCGGCTCGATCACCATCGAACGGCCTGCCAAGAGCATTGAGATTGGGTTGAAGTTCGTCCCCCGCGTGTCGCTGCTCCGGCCGGCGCTACAGACGCAGGTTGGGACGAGCCAGTCCAGCGCTATCAGCGTTTCAGCAATCACTTGTCGATTCCTCGAAACGACCGGAACCACGGTCAACGGCCAAGTGCTGCAGGGCCGAAAGATGGGCCTCGGCGCCCTGGACAGGCCGCCCCCTGTCATCACGGGGGACGTTCCGATTGAGTCGCTTGGCTGGGGGACTGGGGATTTCAACATCGAGATTGAGCAAACCCAGCCCTACCACTTCCACCTGCAAGCAGTTATCACAACTATCACGGTGAACAACGGATGATCCGCTCCGCTTCCAATGCCGATATCGGCGCGCTGCTCGTGTTGGCCGAGGCCATGCACGCGGAGTCGACCTATGCGCGCTTCCCCTTTGCCCCCGACAAGCTCGCGAATCTGTTTCTCTCATTGATCGCAGGGCGCCAGGACGAGGGGTGCTTGATCGTCATCGAGGAGGAAGGCGTGTTGATCGGCATGGCCGCAGGCTATTGCGATGCCACCTGGTTTGCCGATGCCCGCGTTGCAGGCGAATACGGGATCTACATCCGCCCAGAGAGCAGGGGCGGCCGGTCCGGCGTGCAACTCCTACGCGCGTATGTCGAGTGGTGCAAGAGCGCAAAGGCTGACCTGATTCAGGCCGGCATTACCACTGGCGTCGCCTTGGAGCGGAGTGTCCGCGTCTATGAATCCATCGGGTTCGCTCGCACCGGGGCCTATCTCGAATACAGGGGGGATTGAGCCATGGGCGTTGCAGTTATTCCGGTGCTGCAGTGGGGCGCGACCATCCTGGCCGCAGGCGCCGCAGTTCAGCAGGGCATAGAGACGAAGAAGTACAACGACTATCTGGCCAATCAGGCGGAGGCTGACAAGCGGACTGCGCAGAGCGCGGCAGAAGTTGAGGCCATGCGGATCCGTAAGCAGCGGGAGCAAATTCGTTCCAATGCAATCGCCGAACTCGCCGCATCCGGCGTCGATGTTAACAGTGATACCGCGCTCCGAATCGACCAGCAGATTGTTCGCGACTCCGAGGAGGATGCGTTCCTCGCGCTGGCCGGCGGTACTGACCGCGCCAATCGACTGGATGCCGAGGCGCAGGGCTACCGGAACACTGGCAAGCAGGCGAGGACTGCGGGCTATGTGAACGCTGGCAGCTCGCTGCTCAGGGGCGCCAGTAACAGTGGGCGTGGCTGGAAGCAGCCGGCGACGGGAGGCTACTGACATGGCAAAGATTCCCACGGGAGGCTTTGGACGTGGCGCCACGCAGGCCCCGGTAATCCGCACCGCTGTAAGCGGCGCTGGTGTCGGAGCCGTAGCGGAGGCGGTGGCCAACCTTGGCCAGACTGGCATGGCCGTTGCCGATCGCGCGCAGACGGTTGTAGATCAGGAGGCCCGCCGGCAGAAGCAGCAGGACGAAACCCTTGCCAGGGCGAAGGCGCTGAACGCACAGCTCGACTACGAGATGGCAGTTCAGGATGCCACCTTGCAGACCGAGGATTCCCTGGCTACTGGCGGCCTTGACCACCGCCAAGCCGGTCAGGAGTACAGCTCCAAGGTCGGGCAGATCCGGCGCCCGAGTATTGAAGGATTGGCTCCGGACGATCAGCTTGCCTATGAGCGGGGCACCCAGCGCGCCGCACATGCTGGACAGATGAAGGTGCAGCGAGCGGTCCAGACCGCTCAGCGTGCGGATCTTCGCAATCAGGTGACCTCCGGCCTGGACAAGCTCGGCAAGATCGCCGGCATGCCCGGTGCCGATATCGAAGCGGTCAACCTCCGCGCCGATGAACTCGTTGGTGGGCTGGGGCGCTCATCCGGCTTGGACGATGCGGCATCCGGGAAGTTGCTGCAGGACTTCAAGGACCGGAACTGGACGACCCACGCAACGCAACAGGCGATTTTCAACCGCGAGGATCCCGCCGGGCTGGCGAAGCTGGAGCATGACCTCTCTGCGGGTGATGGGTTCTATGCCAACAAGCTCGACCCTGAGAAGCGCAATGCGCTGCTGTCCCAGGTGGTTACCCGTCAGCAGACGCTTCTGGATCGCGCTGAGCGGGCCCAGGATCGTCTGGACGCCAAGGGTCAGAGGGTAATCGACCAGATCGACCGGCAGATCGCCAGCGGCGTCCCGGCAACACCCGACATGTGGGCGAAGTGGGCCGACACCGTCAAGGGCACCTCAACCGCCTTGGAGTTCCAAGAGCGAGTGGAGCAGGAGAAGGTTGTTCAGGGCGTGCTGCGACTTGGGCCTGACCAGCAGCAGGCTTTCGTCCAGCAGGAGGAGGCCAATCTACTGAGCGCAGGCGGGACCGTGGCGCAGAAGGCCAACCTAGATCGGCTCAAGAACGCAGTCGAGGCGAATCAGAAGCAGTTGCTCGACGCTCCGCTTCTCTACAACGCTGCGCGCGAAGGTGGCGAAGTCGAGCCGTTGAAATTCGCGTCCCTGGCATCCCCTGCCGATGCCTGGGAGATTGGCTCCCAGTTGAACGACCGCATGGCCACTATCCAGGGTATGCGTAAGCGCTGGGGAACTCAGGTCCAAGAGCGCCTATTGCTACCGCAAGAAGTGAAGGTTTTCGCCGACACCCTCAAGAATTCCACCGCAGTCCAGCAGACGGCGATGCTCGGTCAGCTGCGGACTGCCGTGATGGATGACAAGGTGTTCAACCGGGTGATGCAGCAGATTTCCCCCGAGGAGCCTGTCGTCGCGTATGCGGGCATGCTTGCCACCAAGGAGCGGGCCAGCGTCACCACTGCGAAGCACTGGTTCTCACCCAATGAGACTGTCGGCGCGCGCGATGTGTCGGCGACCATGTTGGAGGGCAATCGGATTCTCCAGCAGAAGGGCGATATCAAGTTCCCGATCCCACCGGACAAGGATTTCCGGACTGCATTCACCGACACGACAGGGCAGCTCTTTGCTGGCCGCCCCGGTGCGGCCGACGTGGCAATGCAGGCTGTCCGCGCTTACTACACCGGCAAGTCTTCTGCTGAGGGGGACCAGAGCGGGCAAGTCGACTCCACGCGCATGCGGCAGGCAATCCGTGCATCGCTGGGCGAGGTGGTGGATATCAATGGACGTGGCGAAGTCCTGGCGCCATGGGGAATGTCTGCGGACGACTTCGAGGACCGGGCTGAGGCTGCCTTCACTACAGCCGCGCGCGCCGCTGGGCTGCCTGACTCGACGGTTGGCAACTTCGGCGCCTTCGGGTTGGCGCAGTCCGGTGAGAACACATTCTTCGTCAAAAGTGGCATGTCCTATCTCTACAAGAAGGATGGCACGCCCTTGATGATCCGGATTGATGGGAGCAGCCAGCCATGAGCGTATTTGATATTGATGAGCAGGGCGGGCTCGCCCTGAACGAGCAGGTGGCACGGAATCCACTCGACCTGTCGAAGGTGACGCCAGGGACGTTCTCCGGCTTCCTCTCGGCAGTTGGCGGGGGCGTCATGCAGGGTGGGTCCAGGACGTTCACGACACTGGCCCTGGCTGCGTCCCCGGTAGTCGGGGCCCGCGATGACTATCTTGCGTCGTTCCGCACGCCTGAGTCAGCGGCATTTGCTCGAAAGTACGGGATCAAGGTCAACACCGATGCGCCGGAGGTCAGCGGACAGGACTGGTACTTCCGCAATGTCGTTGAGGACGTTGGCCAAGGCGCAACCGAATACTGGGCTCCGGACCCGGCGCAGACCGGAACGGCTGGACGCATCGCGGGTGGGCTCGCTCAGATCGCGGTCCCGCTGGCAGTGACGGGCGGGAATCCTGCGCTACTGGCCGGCAACGAGGGAATTGAGGCGCCCGCCGGCTTGGTCAAGCAGGGGGTCGGGTCCGGCGCCGCAGTAGCGTTCGGTGCGGTCTCGGCCGGCGCAACCATGCTCGGCTTCAAGATCCCGGCCAGCTTCGGAACAACCTTGCTGCAGCGCGTCGGCTCCGGCGCAGCCGCCAACCTGGCAGTTGGCACGGCCACGGCAGCAGCACAGCAGGCAGTGCTTGAATCTTCTGGCAACGCAGAGCTGGCCAAGGCATACAGCCCCCTCAACTTTGAGGCGCGAGCGGTCGACGTACTTACTGGCGCCGTATTCGGTGGTATCGCCCACCTGCAGGCCGGGCCAAGGGCAACCAGTGCGGACCGGGACGCTGTGCTGACGGTTTCCAATGCCAAGCACATGCAAGTGGATACCGCTCCTGGCCTGCCCCGAGACGAGGCTTCGAGCGCTGCACACCAGAACGCCCTGGCGTCGGCGATGCGTTCGGTACTGCGCGGCGAGCCGGTAAGTGTCGCGGAGTCGATCCAGGCGGCTGAGTTCCTGCCGTTCGCACGAGCTGGTGTGCCAAGTGAGATGGCCGCCAACTACGATTTAGGACCGGCTCGATATGAGGCGTATCGGCGGGCTCTCGAGTCGGGGTTCCGTGCTGATGCAACCAATGCGTCCAGCAGCGCCACCGGTATCGATCAGTTCACCGCCGGTACGTGGCGCAGCATCGTCGCCCAGGCCAAGCCCAGTTGGGCCAGGGGCCTGAATGATAACGAGCTGCTGGCCGCGCGAAAGGATCCGGCAAAGTCTGGCGAGATGGCGCGTGCGCTGGACGCAAAGAACACTGCCGCCCTCGAATCAGCCGGCATGGATGCAACGGCCCACAACCTTTATGCCGCCCATCACTTCGGAGAGGAGCGAGGCGTTTCGTTCGCCAGGGCTGCAGACGAAACGCCCATGTCTCGCATCCTGAGCAAGGCGCAGCTCGATGCAAACCCGTATCTCAAGGGGAAGACGAAAGGGGAGGCCATTGCTAACTGGGACGAACGGGCCCGCCGAGCTGGTGTCGAGGCGCCCGCAGTGGTCCGCATGGTCGCAGCTGAGGTAGCTCCAGCCGGTGCCGCTTCGGTGGAGCTGCCGCCGACAACGCCAACTGAGGCGGCGGCCATCGTTGAGCAGCGTCTGACCACCCTGGACGAGCTTTCAAAGCAGGACCGACTGACCCCCGAGCAGGTTTCAGAGTACCGGCAGGAAGACGCCGCATTGGTGGACGTTATTCGCCGGCAGGAACAACTGGCTCGGGAGAACATCGTCCCGGCAGATCCTAGAGAGCGAATCAGCCGTGAGGAATTCGACGCGCTGACTGCACGCCGTGTGGAGATCCGACAGGCCCTAGAGAAGTCGGCGACGGCAACTGGGTACGACGCTGTGGGCAAGCAGTTGCGGTCGCGCCTGGAGCGTATCGACAGCGACCCTGACCTGATCGCGCTGGCTGACCGTCTCAGCGGACGAGACCGGATGCGGGAGACGCCACGGCAGGTTCTCCGTGATTCGGGGGCTACGCCTCCCATTGATATCCCTGCGCGCAACGTAGGCCGCCAGGGCGGGCGCAGTGAGGGGCCGGACTGGATGACGCCGGGTTCCTTGGAAATTGGGCCAGCGCGTGCATCCAGCCCGGCCGGCATTGAGGCACCGTCAGCTGCGGTTGCTGGCGCCAACGCTGAGCCGCAGGCAATGGCAAGAGCGCAGCCGGTGGCTCAGGAGAACAGTGCGGAGTTGTCGCAGCAGGCTGCGCTTGAAGCCGTTGCGGCCAACCCAGACATGCAGGTCACGCTTGACGACGGAACGGTGGTGACCGCCGCCGAAGCGATTGCCCGTGCCGACGCCGAGATTGCGCAAGCAGAGATTGATTCCCGTGGCTTCGCCGCCGCCGTTACCTGTGCACTGAGGTTTGCCTGATGAGAAGCGAATGCATCGACGCCGTAACCGCAGCAATTGGGCGCAAGCTCAATGCCGCCGAGATTCAGGGCATTGAGGCTCGAATCAGTCGACACATGCGGCAGAACTCCGTTCGGGATCCGCAAGCACAGCTCGCGAGGTCACCCGACCAGCGCCTCATGGAGGCGGCGAAGGAGGCCGCGCTAGAGCTGGTGCGCGAAGCCGGGAAGAAGAAGCAGCGGATCGCTTTGACCATCCTCGCTCACGACCGAGTGGAGAACCACCTCAAACAGTTCGCGGACAAGTTCGACGGACTGGACCGAATGGTTGCGTTCCATGCGGATGGCAAAGGTAACGCCCTGTCTGTGGAGACCCGAGCCCGCGCCATCGAGCGTGATGCCCTCCGGCAGATGCTCGACACACTGGAGGCCACGAACCCCAAGTTCTTCGGGTTGATTGAGAACGCCGAAGGCGTCAGCAACGTTGTCCGGGAGCTGCATGGGATGAAGACGGGCGACGCGGATGCAGCAGCGGGCGCGAAGGTGTTCCATAGCATCACTGGCTCGCTGAGAGAGCGCTTCAACCGCTCAGGTGGCGACGTTGGCCAACTCGATGACTGGGGCATGCCGCATCACCATTCCCAGTCTCTGGTGGCCAAAGCAGGCCGTGTGCAGTGGATTCAGGACACGCTGCCTCTCCTCGACCGCAAGCGGTACATGAACGAGGACGGCAGCCGCATGACTGACGTTGAGGTTGGGGAATTCCTCGGCCATGCCTGGGAGAGCATCGCTACTGGCGGCATCAACAAGCTGCAGCCGGGCCGAGGTGGAATGGGCGGAGGTATGCGCGCAAACCGAGGCAACGAGTCCCGGCAGGTGCACTTCAAGGACGCTGACGCCTACCTGCAGTACCAACAGAACTACGGCGAACGCTCGCTTTATGAAGTTCTGACCGGGCATATTTCCGGAGTCTCCAAGGACATTGCCCTTGTGGAGACCTTTGGCCCGAATCCTGACCTCGCGTTCAAGCTGTTCAGCGACAAGGCGCTACAGGAGCAAGCCCTCCTTGATCCCAACGCAGCCGGTCGACTTGAGAAGCGCGCGATCACAAGCGAGAACCTTTACAACCAAGTGGCCGGCAGGACGCAGCCTGTGGCCTCGCGCTGGCTGGCTGAGACCTTCGACACCCTACGCAGCTGGATGACCGCTTCCCGCTTGGGGTCTGCGGTCATCACGTCGTTCTCAGACGACGCAACCATGTACCTGTCGGCGCACGTTAACAACCTTCCGGCGATGCGTCTGTTCTCGAACGAGCTGGCAGCCCTCAACCCAGCGAACAAGATGGAAAAGCGCATGGCGCTGCGGGCAGGGTTGGCTATGAACACTCTGCTTTCGTCGTTGAATAGATTCGGCAATGACAGCCTGGCAAGCTCGTTCTCCAACAAGCTGGCTGGCGTAACTCTGCGAGCCAGTGGCCTGAACGCGCTTACCGAGGCGCGCAAACGCGCCTATGGGGTCACCTTCATGCACGCAATGGGATCGGTGGTGCGGGACCACGCCGACCTCAAGGCAATCGACGCTGCTGACCACCGGATACTCCTGTCGAAGGGGATCACTGACACCGACTATTCAGTGTGGAGGCTGGCCCAGCTGGAAGATTGGGGCGGCGGTAACGACACAATGCTGACGCCAGACTCAATCTATCGCATCCCCGACGCCAAGCTTGCCGGCTTGGGTGACCCAGCAACGTTGCGCGAGAACGCAGCTACCCGCCTGCTTGGCGTAGTTCTGGAGGAGACCGACGTTGCGGTCATTGAGCCCGGCGCGAAAGAGCGGGCAATGATGATGACCGGCCTACAGCGCGGCACCTGGAAGGGCGAGCTGACCCGGTCGTTCTTCCTGTTCAAGTCGTTCCCCATCGCGATGATGACCCGTCATATTCAGCGAGGCTGGTCGATGCCCACGGGGACTGGGCGGGCTGCCTATCTCGCCACGCTGATTGCCTCGACCACTGTCATGGGAGCAGTGTCCATGCAGATCAGCGACATGCTTTCTGGTCGTGATCCGCGCGACATGACAGACCCCCGTTTCGGTATAGCAGCGATGCTTAAGGGAGGGTCACTCGGCCTCTATGGCGACTTCCTATTCTCTGAGTCGTCGCGCTATGGCCAATCCCCCTTTGCCGCTGCGCTTGGCCCGGTCGCGGGACTTGCGGAGGACGTACTGAAACTGACTCAGGGCAACATCATGGAGGCAGTCCAGGGGAAGGACACGCATGCGGGGGCGGAGGCTGTTCGATTCGTCAAGGGGAACACCCCAGGCGCGAACCTCTGGTATGCGAAGGGCGCCCTTGACCATCTGATTTTCCACCAGCTGCAGGAGTATTTCTCCCCCGGCTATCTGCGCAAGATGAAGCAGCGTAGCGAGCGCGAGTTCGGCCAGAAATACTGGTGGGAGCCGGGTGAGCCAGTGCCCGACCGGGCTCCCGACCTGACCGCGATGGCAGGAGAGGTGTGATGAGAGACGACCAGCGCAAGCGCCTGCAGGATGTGTCCGAATCCCTGGCCGAGGTGGCTATCCGTGACGCTGACCCGTCCAACTGGACGGCATCCGACAAGCCCCTGTGCGACATGAGCAAGGACGAGCGTGGCGACGCCGCATGGTGCAGGAAGACCGCTGTTCAATCGGTTGCCCTGCTGTGCCGCCTACAGCAGTTGCTGAGGGAGACAGGAGCGCCTGGAGGCGGCGACAAGGATCCCGACCCTGAGGCCGAAATCAAGGCCGCAGAGCGCGAGGCAAGCAAGCTCCTTGAGCGCATCGGGGCGAAGAATGCTGCCTGATCGTCGCACAGTCACACCGCGCATCTCCTTCCTCGCCTTCTTCGCCATGTGGGCGAATCGCATGGGGTGGGAGATTCCTGACCTCCACGTCAGGGTGTGCCTGTTCCTTGAACATGCATGGGTCGGAGCCAACCCGCTGATCCTGTTGATGCTGCCGCGAGGTCACGCCAAGTCAACGATCCTTGAGGTGTTCAACGCCTGGATCTACTACTGCTGGAGTCTCACCCGAATCCTTCACCAGTCAGAAGCAGACGGGACCGCACTCAAGACCAGTCGAGGTACGCAGAACGTGCTGAGGAATCACCCTCTCACAAGCGGTCTGCTGCCGGCAGGAATAGGGACCGTGGAGCAGTGGTGGGTGAAAGGAGCAATGGAAAACGACGCCCGCAACGCCAGCATGTTCGCGCGAGGCATCCTCTCGAACACAACCAGCTCTCGCGCCGACTTCATCCAGAACGACGATATCGAAGTCCCTGGGAACATTGGCACACCTGAGGCGCGCGAGAAGCTGCGGTTCCGCCTGGGTGAGCAAGTTCACATCGCTACACCTGGGGCCCCAAAACTCTACATCGGCACGCCGCACACCCACGACTCCATCTATGAGGACGTGAAGAGGCAGGGCGCTGTCAGCATGGTGGTCCGCATGTTCCAGCAGGAATACCGAATTGAGAAGGCAGAGCGCGGCAGGCATGACGTAGGGTTCCGCCCTGAATATGTGTTCATGGGCATTGGCGAAACCGCCCGTCTTTTGCTCGAAGGCGTGGACTACAGGCTTGAGGGAACCGTCCTTCTTCTCGACAACCCGAACGGCGCGCTGATCGACTGCTATGCGGGATCGGCTTGGCCAGAGCGATTCGACCGTGAGGAGATGCAGCTACGCCGGCAGCAGACGCGCACGATTGGCGAGTGGGACTCTCAGTATCAGCTGCACGCCAAACCAATCACCGAGGTCCGCCTCGATCCCAACCGGATCGTCCCCTATGAGGATGAGCCGGTCATCCGCAAGGCGAACGGTGAGACGGCCATGTTCCTCGGCTCCATCCAGATTGCCGGCGGCGCCATCCGCTGGGATCCATCCAGCGGAAAGCTCCGCTCCGATATCTCGGCTGCGGCCTTGGTGCTGCAGGACATATACGGGCGCAGGTACTTGCATCGCATTGCCCAGCTGACGGGTGAGGTGCTGGAGACTACCGATGACGGCATGAGAATCATTGGGGGCCAGGTCTGGCAACTGTGCGATTTGGTGGATGAGTTCGGAATCACCAGCATCACGGTCGAAACCAACGGGATCGGTGGATTTGCGCCAGCGTCCCTCAAGGCTGCCTTGAAGCAGCGCCGGCTCCGGTGCGGGGTCAAAGAGGTGACTTCCTCAGTCAATAAGAACAAACGGATCCTTGAGGCATGGGAACCGCTGCTCAAGTCCAATGGCCAGCTATGGGGCCACGTGGACGTGCTGAGGGGGGCGTTCTGGGATCAGGCAAAGGACTGGAAGGCAAACGTCGCCAATCAGCCGGATGACCTCTTGGACGCAGGCGCAGGGGCCCTGAGCAGCACGCCGGAGCGGATCCACAAAATTGTCGGGAATCCGCACGTCCCGGACCGCGAACATTGGGGGACCAGCGCTGGAGTCTTCGAGGTTCCATTCGAGCGCTGAACGCCAACCGTTCGGAGCTTCGATGAAAGAGACCATTACCCAGGATGTCGCAATGGCGGTGGCAAAGGTGGCGCCGGCCGCTGGCGTCACTGCGGGGACTTACACCCCAGGCTACACGCTTAGCGATATCGCACTCATCTGTACCATCCTGTTCACTCTGCTCCAGGCTTTCTCAGTGGTGGTGAAGAACTGGGGCGACTGGACGCAATGGGGGCGCGCGCGCTGGGCAACGGTCCGGCGAGTAGCTGCTTGGGTGTTCCGCCGTGGCGGCTGATACCCAGGACGGCGGTCGAGGCCGAAAGTTCGGCTTTGCTGCTGCACCTGCTGCGCTGGTCCTGGCGTTGGTGGCCGCGCTTGGCCAGAACGATCCCGCGCACGAAGGTCGGCGGTACGTCCCCTATTACGACTCAGCCGGGATCCTGACCGCGTGCGCCGGCATCACCGGCTCTGCCGTAGTGAAGGGGAGGCGTTACACGGATGCGGAGTGCACAAGGCTGGAGACGGTGTATGTGCAAACCATGCTTGGCCACATGGGGCAGTGCGTTCGGGGCGACTTCCAGTTTCACGAAGTCAAGGCATGGGGACACTTTGCCTACAACGTCGGGACCAATGCCTTTTGCTCAAGCACGGCTGCCCGCCGGCTCAACGCGGGTGAGCGCACTGCTGCATGCGATGAAATCTGGAAATGGCGATACGTGAAGGTCAACGGCGTGAAGCGGGATTGCGCACTCCCTCAATGGAAGGGCGCTTGCGGCGGGATTCCCGCCCGCAGGCAATGGGAAATGATGACCTGTAGAGGAACCATCCAATGATCCTTACCCCAAAACAGGCAGTGCAGATCGCCGTCGTGATCGTGCTGCTGTCCATCATCGGCGGTTGCTACCTGAAAGGCCGCGCAGATGAGGACATGGCGGCAGTAAACAAGTCGCTTCGCGCGGATGTGAAGGCCACCAGCACCAGCGTTCAGATCAGCCGCGACACAGCGGATGCGGTCGACCTGGACACACATGAAACCCGAGAACGCACCGTCAAGGCGGTGGAGGCCATCAATGCGACTGCTGCTTACTCTGATCCTGACTCTACTGCTCACGTCCTGCGCATGGCTCGTGAGGCCCACGAACGTGCGCTACGTGCCGCCTGCAGGGTGCAGCGAACGAGCGATTGCCCTGAGGCCGCCAGCTCCGCCGAACGTCGCTGAATGGAAGCCTTGGGCTGCGGCCTACGTCGGCGCTGTTGGAGCCTATGAGGACAGCGAGAACAAGCGGGCTCACACGGCCGAGTGCCTGGACGAGCATCGGCAGAAATAGTCGGGAACCCGAACAGATAGCGGGACAGGATGGGCCATCCCAACCCATCGGCTACCCGCATGTCTGTCCCCGCATACACCGGTCCTGACTCGTCCGTTGCCAACGGGGTAACGACGACGTTCCCCTACAGCTTCAAGATCCTCTCTGAGGAGGATCTCCTCGTCACCGTCAACGGCCTAGTCCGGCAGCTGGGCGTTCACTACACCGTGACCGGTGTTGGCAATGAGAGCGGTGGCAATGCAGTGTTTGTGTCGCCGCCAGCTGCCAATGCGGTAGTCGAGCGGTCCCGCAATATGCCGTATGCCCGAGAAACCGAGTTCCAGAATCTGGGCGACCTGCTGTCCGACACGCTGAACCAAGATCAAGACGCCCCGGTCATGATGATCCAGCAGCTTGCATCACGAGTGATGCAGATCATCCTTGACCCAGGTGGCAGTGGCCAGATGGTGTGGGATGCGAAAGGCAACCGCATCATCCGTGTTGGCGACTCTATCGCTGACATGGACGCACTCAATGTCCGCAGCGCTCTGCTTCTCATAGAGCAGATCCAGAACGGTGGCGGAACGGTCGGAGTGTCGCCGAAGTTCTGGACGTTCGAGGGCGATGGCGAGGTTACGGACTTCCCGCTCACTGGAGCGGACGTTCTCGATCCTCTGTTCTATGACACTGCCGCTGAGATAACGGCAGGGGCGGGCAACTACAAAGTATCCCGGCCGGTCGATAGCGACGGAATCGGCGAGTTTCGGATTGTGCCAGGCGTGAGCGGTGCCCCCCCTGCCATTCGATTCAGCGCGCCGCTCGGTGATGGCGTCCGTGGATTCACCACCTTGCGCGGCTACGCCCGGCCGTGGATCGGTGAAACGCCCATCTACACCACTGCGGCCAGCGTGGTCAGCATCACCGGCAACGCGACGATTGCTGGCAATCGCCACAATTCGCTGATCCTGGCTAACTCCGCGACGCCGATCACCATCACGATCCGCGCGAACACTGGCGGCTCTGCTGACTGGAGGCAGGGGCAGTTCTTCTCAGTGCTGCAGGTCGGGGTGGGGCAGGTAGCCCTTGCTATTGAGGGCGGCGGCGGTCAGCTGACGCTGCCCCAAGGGTTCCAAGCTAAGACGCGCGGCCAAGGAAGTGTGGTCAGTGGGACCTGCACTGCTCCAGATGCTGACGCGTGGGTTGCCGCTGGCGACCTCTTGCGGGTTGCCTCTGCGCCGGATCTTCAGTGCTTCGATTTGGTCGATGGATCAGTTCTGATCGGCACCAACATAGTCACCGGGACCGGAAAGGCGAGCTTGTTCCTGCCTTACGGAATGTTGTTGGATACCGTCGCTAACGGTGGGATCTACGCCACTTTGGCAGTCGCCCAGGCGTCAGGGGTTGCACTTACTGTGGACGTGAATCGCAACGGGACGAGCATCCTGTCTACGAAGCTCACTTTCGACAACAACGAACGAACCACCATGACGGCGGCCATTCCTCCCGTTCTCGTTGCGGGAGGGAATGTGCTGGCCAAGGGCGATGAGATCACCATCGACGTTGACCAAGTTGGAACAGCCAATGCAAAGGGGCTGCGGGTCTACTTGGTAGGTCAGAGGGCAGGCTGACATGACGGCTCGAATCTACGACAGGCCCGACCTTGACCAGCAGTTTCCGCGTCCGGTCCTTTTTGTCACTGGCAAATTTGCCTTCGCTGAGCCGTTCGTTCCGTATGAGGGGCGGCTGCAGATTGTCAACGGTGTTGGGACATGCCTTGTTCGGCAGATTGATGGCGACCGGCTTCCGGAAGGGACTCAGGTATTCGTTGACCAATCAACCAAGCAGGTAGTTGTTACGTGGCCCGCCTACATGCCTGGGCAAGCTCCCATCTCAAATCCCGGATTTGAGTCGGGCAATACCGGTTGGGCTGGCGGTAATGGGTGGACAATCGCAACTGAAAACCCGCCGAGTGGATCATGGGCAGCTGGCTATCTCAACAATCAAGGTGAGTCCGTTATCTCGAACAACACCCGCTATTCGGTGTATCCAGGGCAGACCACCCGCGCTAAGTGCAAGGTTCGCCAGGGCGCATCGTCGGAGGGCAATGCTGGCGCATCAGTCATGCTTGAGTACCGGAACGCGGCGGGTGAAGTAATCAAGGCTGCAGAGGGTAACCGGGTCATGTCGGCCAGCAAGAACCGCGTCTATGACTCGAACGTCACTGGCATTGCGCCTGCTGGGGCAGAGACCATCAACATCGCGGGGAATGGGATCAGATTCCGTGAAAACAAGATTCTGTTCGTGGATGATTTCGAGTGGGATCACACCGTTGCCGCCGCTGGATTGAGCATTGAACGGACGTTTCAGGTGTCGCTGCTGGTGAGCGATTCCACTGGTCGATCCTATCTGTGGGTCGGCTCCATCATCTGCCAGAAGGTGACCGTTACGGGCGTCGTGCGCTCCGGCCCTCTCGCCAGCAGCACCGGATTCCAGATCGGCCAGGTGGCTTACAGCCGCATCGGTCGCAAGTTTCATGCGTGCAAGACGACCCGTCAGACGAGCGTTGACGGCGCTACCTGGACAGTTGCGTCGACCGCCGACTACGAGGCTTGCGCTGTGAACACCGACACAGGTGCTTTCGTCGGTCTACTAGGCACGACGTTGATCGTAGAGACCGCTCCCGATGTGCTGGCCACGGTATCGAGCAACACTGCTGACGCGTATCGAAACTTGTCCTACGGTGATGGCAAGTGCGTCGGCATGGGTGGTTCCTACACATCGGCAGGCTACTCTGGCGCATGGACGGCAGGCTCTGCCGGCCAGGGAATGAACTTCTCCGCATCCCCTGCTCGCTGGTTCCCGGAGGCGTCACTTTGGGTGGCGATTGATACTTCTTACAACATCGTAACGTCGCCGAATGCGCTCTCCTGGACGAACACAGGAATCAACATCGGCAACAGCGGCGCAGCACTGAGCGAGGCGCCGGCATATAGCCCAATTGCAAGGGCGTTGGTTATCCATGGGGGCGATGCCAACGTCCGGCGATTTGACGGCACGACTTGGCAGACCATCAATCTTCCGAACCCAAGCTCGAACGCCTTCAGCAAGGCGAACGGGAAAATCATCTACGCCGCGCGACTTGGCATGTTCGTGCTTGTGAGCATGTACGGCCTGTACACCAGTGTCGATGGGCTTGCGTGGACCAAGGTTGCCAGTCCGGCGGCTGACGGGAGCCCGTTCGGGTTTATAACTGTTTGGAACGCAGTCGGTGATGGCGACGACCGGATAGTGTTCATCACTGCAAACTCCGGCTATGCGCTCTTGTTTACAAACGCACCAGAGCTGTAGGGCGACTGTCTCAGGCAGCCGGACGCTCTACAGTTCTCCGCCCCGCCTGCAACAGGGACCACACCCAGCCGGAGCCCATGAAAATACCGGCCCATGTGGCAAGGTCTGTCGCGTAGGACGTGAAGGTTCCTATTTCGTCCTGCCACCCCCAGCCGCGAGGCATCCAAGAGAGCAGGAGCGAAACGCCAGCCATGGTGATCGCTACCGCCGTGATCCACGCCATCACCTGCAGCACGATCCCCGCGCCTCGCCAGCGGCCACCAGATACGTAGAACGCTCGCATCCAGCCGTGCATGAGCCACGCAGATATCTGGAGGTGGACAAAGGCCAGAAGGCACACCGTGCCAGTGGCATAGATGAGTATGCGAATTTCGTCCTGCATGGCGTGCCCCTCGTTCCTTGGCCGGGAGTTTACTCCGGCCAACTCGCCAAGGCATTCCGTCAATCCTCGCGCCCTGGGTTTCCCGGCGTGTAGGCGTCCGCCAGGGGGCGAGTGAGGTTCGATTCGCCCCGGTGCAATGAGCTAGGGGCAAGCTGGGTGTACCGCTTGAGGGACTTCCAATCCTTATGCCCCGTCACGATGGCGACCTCTGGAATGGTGTACCCCCGCTCAAACAGCCTGGACGTTCCCTCGTGGCGCAGGTCATGGAAGTGAAGATCCTCGATCTGTAGCCGGTTGCAGGCGCGGCGGAACGACGCCCCGATGCTGTCTGACTTGAATGGGAAGATCAGCGGTCCCGTGCGGGGCTGGCTCTCGATGATCTCTGCTGTCCGCCCCAGTAGGGGCACCCATTGATGATTGCCCTTCTTGTCCTTGGGATCCTTTCTGTCCCGGATCAGGACCATCGGCTTGTCACCGCTTTGGTAGTCTTCCCACCGCAGTGCAACAATCTCGCCCATGCGCATTGCCGAGTCGATGGCGAACGGGATCAGGTCGCGCATCGGGATGGCGCCAAAGTTGAACTTGTAGAAGGCGGCCAGCTCGTCAAGCTCTTGGGCTGTCGGGCGTCGGTCGCGCTCCTCTGGCTTGGCGATGGCTCCGGCGCGGCGCAGCACTGGCCGGACGGCGGTCACCACGTCCGGGATCGTCATGTTCCATAGCGACCGAGCAGCCGCCAGGGCCTCAGCCAGGAACCCGAGTTCCATCGCCATGGTTGCCGGGCCGGGTGCCTTACCGCCGTTCAGCGCAGCGGAGGGAGCTGTCCTGGCCCGGATGTGGTTCAAAATGTCCTGCCCGGTGAGTGAGGACACTTCCCGGTCGCCGAGGCTTTCCACCCATCGGCGCAGGTTTCCGCGCTTGGTGGCTGAAATGGGTTTGAAGCGGTCCATCTCCTTGATGTACCGATCAATGAGGGTTTCCAGCGTCATGCTCTCCTGCGGCGGAGGCAGGCCCGCCCGAAGGGCATCTTCTGTAATGCGAGCCCAATCCTCAGCGGCCTTGCGACCGTTGAAGGTCTTCGAGGCGGTAGGATGGGGTTTGATGCGGACCATTGCCCGCCACTTCTTTCCGCGCTTTTCGACTACTGCCATGTCTTGGTGCACTCCCCGCTGCTTGGTGCAGCACGGGTACATTACACCGGGATCAGCAGGGAAAAACAGGGACTTACAGGGAGTCCCGGCGCACCAAGGATGCACCGAAACATGCGTAAGACATTGAATTCAAACGATATCCGTCTTTCCGTGGCCCCCATGATGGATGGGCCGGATTCCGTTTGAATTCAGGTGCTTGCGCCCACATTGGTGCAGCAGTGGTGCACGGGGCGTTCAGCGCCGGGCTTCCGGCAGTTTCAATTCCTGAGACAGCGGTAGACTAGTGTGGCGAGCGGTAGACCCGCTCCGGGGGCGATATGAAGCACTTTGCCATCTCAGCAGCGAACGAATTTATCCGCCTTGGGCGGCGCGATGACGTGTTGGTTACCAACATGAAATTGCAGAAGCTCCTGTACTTCTTGCAGGGGCATGGCTTGGCCCTGGCAGGAGAGAACCTCCTTGATGAGCAGCCGCAGGCGTGGCAGTACGGCCCCGTGTATCCGAGCGTGTACAGGTCCTTCAAGGACTACGGCGCAAGCCCAATCTTGAAAGAGGTTCCGTTCCCGTTCGATGACGACGACGAGCCGTGGCGAATGAACGCCGAGGATAGGAAGGCGCAGTCCATCCTTGAGGCCGTTTGGCGGGCTTACAAAGACATGCCCGCCACAAAGCTGTCGCAAATGACCCATGTTCCGGGTGGGCCATGGGAGCGCGCCGCCAAAGAGGGGCGCTCGGCGGTAATTTCCGAAGACTCGATGCGGGAGTATTTCACCAAGACCGGTGCGAACTGATGGCGAACGAGCAGCCCGAGTTGCCTGGAGTCGAGTCCATCGATGAGCAGATCCGGAATTTCCAGCTTAAGGCGGAGTTACAGATACCGGCGGGGTCTGACAAAGGCGCAGTGACCGGTGAAGCTGCTGCCTGGGAAGCTCGAGTTGATCGCATCAAAGCAAAAAACGACGCGCGGCGCGCCGATACTGAGATGCGTGGCAAGTACGCCGAGCAGGCGTTTGAATTGGCAAGGCTGGCCGTGTGGTTTTGGATCGTGTTGTTCGGCGCCACGGCCATATCTAACACAGCGATGGGAAAACCTGCACTCAGTGACAAAGCTTTGATCGCCCTTACAAGTGGCGCAACGATCAATGTCATTGCTGTTTGTCTGGTAGTAGTGCGTGGACTGTTTCCTGCCCGACAGAAGCGCGAAGGAAAAGGCGGCCCCTAGCCGCCTTTCCTTTGTTCGTCCCACCACGATGCCACGTCTCGAACATCGAGAACCCCATTGATCGGCCTGGGCGCGTCACCCCTGGCGATCCAGTTCTGCAGGGTCTTCATGGTCATCTTCGGAAAGAACTCCTCGCGGAACTTCTCCACGGTCATCGTGGGGCCGTACTGGCCGTAGAGCAGCCAGAAGGTGGAATGCTCAGCTGCGGCCATAGAACTCCTCCTCCCACCAGCACGTAGTGCGATTGGGCCGGTTGCGCGGCCCTCGCTTGGTTCCCTTGCTCGGGAATGGATGGGATCCTCCGACGACGCGCCGCATATCCTCGCGCAACCCGGCGATACTGCCAGCCAGTGCCAAAGAGTTGGCCCACATGCGCAGATTGATGATTAGATCAGTGGCCGCTGAAATGTCGTCGGCTCCAATCATGCCGTCTGCATCGAACCCAAACTCCACGCGCAGGCGATTCGTGAGGTTCATCGATACGCCGGTTGGATTGAGCCGGCGCATGGCTCCGGCATAGGCCAAGCCGGATCGGAGCGCTGCTAGGTTCTCACGCGCTTGGAACTCGGGCCATGGCATGACCCGGTTCGCGTATCTGTGGCTGCGGATCAAATGAGGGAGTTCCGCATAGCCTGCGGCAGCTATCAGTTGCATTTGCGGGTCTCGTACATGACGGCAAAGATTGCTGCGCGGCAATCCTGCAGAGTGGTTTCGGTTCCTTTGCTGTGCGAGCGGGCCATCACCATGCGAGCAAGCTTTTCCATCTGCTCGCCAACAGGCCCTGCAGGCCAGCCAGGGGGGAAGCCGTTGATTGCGCGCGGCCGTACCCTGTGCATCGGGAACGCCAAAATGGTCGCGGTCTCGTTCACTTGCCCTCCTTTGCGATCACGATTTGCGCGGCTTCGATGGTCTTCTCTGCAAGGCACAGGAGGTGGTAGACCCCCCACATTTGATCGGTCGCCACATTGAGGTCTTCCATTACGAAGTCCATCAATGCACGCGCGCTGGTGAGATAGCACGAGCCTTGATCGACCAAGGACCGGGCTGGCCCTTCCTCCATGACGACATAGGGAACCGCTGGAGCTTTCTTGTTCGCGCTCATGCCACGGCCCCCGATGCCTGATACATCGCGGTTGACATGCTCAGAAGTCGCTCCATGACCACTACGCGGTCATAGTCGAACTTGACCGTCATTGCATCGTCCGACGCTGCCGCTTCGCGCATCGCGTCCCACATTAGCGACTGAACCTGCTCAACGAACGTCTGCGCCATTTCGAGAGCCTGAATTGCCTCTGCCCCAGCAGGAACCAGCAATGGCATCCCGTTTACCTTCCGCTCAACGGTCATGTCAGACATTGGCTTCATCCTCCGCCTTGCTCACGGCCTCATCGATTGCAATCACCGCCATCCCTGCGTAGTCGCCAAGAACCTTGATCGAGGTCGGGTCAACATCGCCCAGGTCACCCTCTGCGAGGAGGTCCGTGAGGGCATGGAGCTTTTTGAGGTTCGCCTTGATCGTCGCCATCTGATCGAAGTCGAGAGAGATAGCCTTATAGGAATTTCGATCAGACACGGCGCACCCCCTCGTACCCACGTACCTTTTCGATGCTTAGTTCCGCGTAGTCGATGAGTTCATTCAGCGCGAGCCACAGCCGGTCCGTCTCGTTCGCGCCAACATCCGGGTAGACAACGAGAACACCGTCTTCCGGGGGGGTGTTCTGCACGTCGGCTGCACCAATGGAGAGCCGGTGCATGAGCCTGGCAAGTGAGGAGGCCCCGGCAATGCACCGATCAGCCCGTTCAAGCTGGGCTTTGACACTGAGGTGCAGAGGGTTCCCTTCCCATTCCCTTTCGGTCCAGTGGGTATCGTTCGCCAACTCGACGCGAGGCGCATTGTCGAGGGCATCGGACACCGCCTGCGCTGCAGCTTGGGTGTCCAGTTCCGGGGTTACACTGTTGGTTGCCATGGTGGTTTCCTTGATCTATGCGGTGATGGGGCTACTTGGCAGACGGCTCGGGCGTTGACGCGCTCGGGCCGTCACTGTTTTTGCGCACTGATTTCCAAACTGCGCGGGGCACGGATGACGATGCGCGCATGTCCGTCGCGTGCCTTGAGAACGACAACGTCAATGCTGTCGCCGATGCGGATCAACCCGCCCTCCTTCTGATTGATGACCTTCGATCCAGCCATCTGGTTTTGGGCCGAATCTTGCTGCGTCGGAAAATTCCTACTCATAAATCAGGTTTCCTTGGTTCAAGGTTTTGACGTACCCTGCAACGGTGCAAGGACTGTGTCCGTACACTTTTCGGGCTTAAAAATAGGGGTTTCCTGCTGCCGTGCTAGCTCGGCGACCCGCAGCGGCACAACGACCGCTGCAATGATTGCCAGGAGTGCCCAAGCAGTTCGAGGCACTTGGACTTCTCGGTTCTGCATCACTATTCCTCGCTCCTGACGTAACCGATGGTTGCGATGAAAATGCATCCATGTGCGGCAGAAATTGCGGTGAGAGAGAAGCGCTCCCAGCGGCCCCAGTACAGGCGGCTTCGGAGATTGCGAGTGAAGTCTTTTGCGCGCACGGCTCAGACCTCGCCGCGCATGGCGGCATCCTTGGACGGGTGGGAGGTAAGACCGTGGTGCGGCACGAAGCGGTAGAACTTCGTTGCGCCCTTGTTGGTGAGGACGTATGCGTCCGGGAGGAAGTCACCGGGGGTGGGAACCTTCGCGACCACGATCAAGGTGAGGAAACCGACCTTGACCGACTCGCCAACTTCCCACGACTGCTTGCTGTTCCTAATCACTTGGTAGACCCCATCTGCCAGCGGTGTGCTGCGATGGGCCCATTGTCAGCGCGCTGACAGTAAAGGTCAATGGGCTGACAGGGGAAAGAGTAAATCTACTGACATTTTTTTCTTAACGCGTTAACGAATGTCAACGCACTGACCATGCCGAACACAAAAAAGGCCCCACTTGGGGGCCTTGGTATGGCGGAATCGCTGGGAACTGTCAGGCAACGCGCTCAAGCTTCCCTATGAGGTAAGCCTTGCCGGCTACAAGCGTTCCCTTTGGAGCCGGGAAAGGAGGGTATAGCGAGGCGTTGGCGCTGACGACGTACACCGCATCACCACGATCCTGCAGGGCCTTGAGCTGCTGCCCATTCCCGGAGTTGATGAGGTAAATCCCGTCTCCTTGGTATTCGCTGCACCCTGTGTCCACAAGCACGACCTCACCTGGCTGGATCCTGGGCACCATGGAGTCGCCGACGCCAGTAACCAGCTTGAGACGGCCAGGGGGCGGCAGGAAGCCAATCAGGTTCCTGATGTAGGAATCACTGAAATCCATTGCCCGGACCACCTCAGGATAGTCCTCGTTTTCGCTTCCTTCGCCCATGTCCGCTCTCCCGTCGATTTGCTCGACGCGATACTGACCGGCCTTCGTCTCAATCGCAGCGACTGCTGAGACGGTTCCCGACGGACGGTCGGCTGACCACGGGTGCCCATCGGCATCTGTCTGGCCAAGGAGCCAGCGCGGATCCACCTGATACACCTCTGCGGCGGCCAGCAGGTACTGCCCGCCAATAGACTTGGTTGCACCGCTCTCCCAA